GATGAATTGTTTTTCAATTTCTAATGCTTCTAAAACTATTTCTAAAACTCTTTCATATGAAAGTTTTTCTTCTATGTGATTTTTAAATAAATAACAAGCAAAATCACAATGAAGGTTTTCGTCCAATTATGTTCAATTTGATACGCAACATCAAATTCGTTTATTAAACAGCTATATGTTACCATATATGTTCAGACTATATCACCAACTCATTTCTGTTACCAATTTGAGTTGCCCTTTGTTTCCACCACCATTTGCTTGTGATGTACTCTACTCACTTCCAAATAATAATTTCTTATTTATTTGTGTTTTCGATAGTCGTTGCAATAGATAAATTATTATAATAATGTCTCCAAACTTCTTTCCAACTTATTTTATTTCGGATTCTTGATATACTACTTTTCTCAAGATGATATAAATCAGCAATTTCTTGGTTTGTTTTTTCGGTATTTATAGTTAAATGAATAATTTCTAACATTTTATCTAATGGTAATGAACAACTACCAAGTGAATTTATTTTGTTATTATTATTAAAATGTTCTACCCAAAGGTATTTCCATCTTTTTCCGTGTCTTATTAAAGAAACATATCTATCATGTAAAAAATATTTATTAGAAACATCTTTATTAGTTAATCCTTTTTTGAACATTTCATATATATCTAATACTTCTTCTTCTGTTATTGTTGACATCGGATTTTCTTCTCCTTTTTTACCTTTTTGTAACCCTATTTTATATGCATGAATTTGATTTTGTGAACTTGTCACTATCTCTAAATTCTCTAAATTATTATTAGTTTTACAACCATCAATATGATTTACTTCATAATTTTTAGGTATTTCACCTATAAAAGTTTCTACTACTATTCTGTGTACTGTATTATTCCTTACAGTTAAATAACCAGAAGATGATAAAGTAGGTTTTAAATATTCTATTACTTTACCTTTTATTCTTCCTTTATTTGACACAAAATAACCCGATTTATGTAGTTTAAAAATTTCCATTTTATTTTAAATATAACAAAATAAAAATAAAATGTAAAGTCTCGTCACTATATTTTATCTATCTCAGGATTGTCCTTTTCTTAGGAGTTCCCCTGATTTAAAAGGGTTTTTCTAATTATATCACTATAAAAAGGTCGCTACGATACTTAACGACTTATCAAATCATTAGAAAATGTTAATCCTGGCATTAAACCACGTTTCTTCATGTAGAAAATACTGCAAAAACTTCCAGAAAAGAACACACCTTCTACAACAGCAAATGCTACTAATCGCTCTACAAAGCTATCGCTATCAATCCATTTTAATGCCCATTCACCTTTCTTTTTAACAGCTGGATTGGTTTCTAAAGCATTGAATAAATCATTCTTTTCTTTTTCATCTTTAATGTATGTGTCAATCAGTAAACTATAAGTTTCACTATGAACATTTTCCATCATTATTTGAAAACCATAAAACATTTTTGCTTCTGTGTATTGAACTTCTCTTACAAAATTCTCAGCAATATTTTCATTTACAATACCCTTGTAATGAAATGGTTATTTTTTAAAATTAAAGAGATAACTAATCTCAACCATTTCTCTCATATTTTCTTATGAGGTTAGACTATATCTTAATTAAGTTTTATCTTAATTTCCACCATTTCCAAAATAATATAGTTACTATTATAATGTACTTCTCCACAACAGAGAATAGTCGTTGAACTTTGATCATATTCTTTATTAGAAATTAGACCCTTAGATGCTGATTGCCCATTTATTCATTTTTATGAAACATATTGTTATTTTTCAAACTTTCACGCTTATCTTTTCAAATTACGTTGTAGTATAACAATCTTTAGGGGTTTCCAGCAATTAGATGGATACGGACAGTATTATTTATCCGATGCCGCAAAGAACGCCAAAACGTTCTTTATAAAATGACGTTCATTCTCATTTAATTTATTTTCCCAATCATTTATATCAGATGATAAATCAATTTCTTCTGCTGTCCAAAAGAGTTCTTGCTGATTTTTATAATGTTCCCATATATCATTATGTTGAATTGGGAATAAAACAAACCTATTAGGGTTTGATACTAAAATTTTCTCCATTTTTTTTTATTTAAAGTTATTTATTTGTTTTGTTGTTGTCGGTCATATGCATCCCTAAGTCTTTTTGTTTTATCTACTTCTTTATCTTGTTCAACACCTAATAGTGTGTTTTGAGATTCAGTATCAATTATAAGAAATTCGTTATCATATTTGCAATTTTGGAATATAATACCATCTTTACCAATCCTTGATTTAAGAATTGTCATTGTTGCTAAATTATGTTCTTTTTGTTCCAATGTTTTACCAACTGATATGATAACGTGAGCGATTTGGGCTTTTTTAATTGAACCACCCATTTGGTCAGTTGTAACAATTTCACTTGAAATTGCACTTCTTGAACCTTGAACGGCTGTCCATAAAGCAAATTCAAATTCTGATGCCATTGTTTCTAATGCTCTCATGATTGCACCTTCACCTTTCCATTCTTCATCACCACTTTTTGATGATATACAATCAACATAATCAATAATTAATAAATCAATTTTAAAACCATCAGAAATCATTTTTCTAACTTTATTTCTAATGTCAGTAATTGTTGTTCCGTCTGATGGTAATTTTAGTAATCTTAATTGACCTATTGAATTATTTTGAGCATTTTGAACTTTTTCCATCACTTCCTCAACATTATATGATTGTTCATCAGGTGCAATTCCTGACCAAATTGTATAATGTTTACGTTTAATTGATGAAGGATTATCTTCAAAAAATATTTGAAGAACATTATAACCTTCTTGATGTGCTGTATTGGCTATCTTAGTTAAGGCTGTTGTATTATGTGTTAATACATAATCCTTAATAACAAATAATTCATCTTTATTATCAACTTTAATACAAATTGCTTCTTCATCATGAGAATAATTAATAGATTTAATAAATTTATCTAAATTAAATTTTCTTTTTTTATAAATTTCATTCTTATTCCATCTTGTTTTTTTAGCAAAATTATCGGAAAATGGATTTATTTCATTTGGTAATTCGATAAAGATAAAATTAACATCAAAATTATTATTAGTACCAGTTGCATAACCACCTAAAGATAATACTAATTCTTTTAAATCTTTACAAAAGGTTTTTGAATAATTTAAAAATAATAATCTTCTATTATTTTGTAAACGACTACAAGAACTATCAATAATACCATTCAATAATTTTATTCTATTTTCTAATGAATTGTATAAATATTCATGTGGTATTAATGAATCTTTATTTAAAGAAACCCCAAATTTATAAGGATCAACATCAACATATATTTCATTAAATTCAATAGGTTTAATTGATGGTAATCTATAATAATTATACATATGACTTTTTTCTATTAAATCACTTGTTTTTAATACTTTAAAAGTATTATAATCATCATTTCTACTATTAACAGACCATAAATGTTCTTCATCACATTCAACAGATGTACCATCAGTAAATTCCATTTTATAAATTGGTCTTATTCCTTGTGGATAAACACCAATCACTTTTTGTTTTTTACCATCAGAACCAATAACATCATCGTCCACTTTAATATCACCTATATTAATCCAACCATTAGGAGTTAAAATTGGACATGAAATAGGTAATGCTTTACCTATACCAGTAGCCATCAACATTACTCCTAATTCACCCTTACCTAAACCACCTTTTAAAGCATTATCTAAGCCATTTATACCTGTTGGTATGGTATGTCTATAATCCTTTGACAATGATGATTCAATATCAAAGAAAACATCAATAACATCATCATTTGATGTACCAACTTGTAATGCATTTCTTATTATTGTTTCTATTTTTGAATATTCTTCAAAATCACCATTTTCAATAATAGTATTAACTTGTTTTAATTCTTTTTTTAAATTTTGTTGTTTACAAAAATTTAATGCTGTATCTTTTACAAATCCACTATCTTGTTTATTAATTTTAATTGCTTCTAATGTATCTAAATGTACTTTAGAAGTTTCTCGGTTATTACTATTTTCAATTAATATTTTTTGAGCCAAGGATGTATAATCAGGAATTTTCGTATATTCTTTATACAGTTCTTTTAAATTCTCCATTATGTATTTAAAAGAATTATTATCAAAATATTTTGATTCTATCACATCTATTATAGTTTCACCATATTTTTTATCTTCTATAATACATTTAATAAGATTCTGTTGAAATGATACTCCTAAATAACCAAAATTCTTTTCTTGCATTTTATAATGTATTCAATTGATAATTTAAAAAATTTGTTGTCGGTTTCCTACTTGAAAGTATTGATGATAAATCATTTAAAAATGGTTTAACATAATCTCTTACATCTAATCTAACTTTAGGATGATATATATTAGATGGAAAAATTCTTTCATTAAATGTTACATCATTTAATTTTAATTGCAATAAATAATATTGTTTTTCTTTTACTTCCTCAATAAATTCATTATTTTCATATTGTAATCTATTTTCAAACATATATTCAGCATTTTTATTCTTCAAATCTTCAGATATTACATTACACATATATTTCATATATTCTGAAATCTGTAATGAATTTTTAGCTTTGGGGTTGTAATTTCTTACTGGGAAAAGTCTTTGACATACAATATTATTTTGTGATGTCAATAAAAATTCAAATCTATTTAATCCGTTATAATTCATAATTTTGTTTTATGTTTTTTGATAATTTTTATTTTTTTCAATTCTTATTAAATTTAAGAATGGTAAGAAAAAATTAATCCAAGCATCTTCATTTTTAGGTAACAACGTTGATAAACCATCTTCTAACATCATTTTTATAATATTTTTATAAGACCTATCTTCACTATCTAAATTATTATTAATTAAATCATTAATTTCACTTTTAACTTCATCATTTAAAAATAATTTATCTAAACCTATTATTTCTTCATTTAAATCGAATAACCTTTTACCAAAATTACCATTTTTAGTTGTACCATCCAAGATATTTTTAATTATATTTTTAGGTTTTTTTAGATTATTACATCTATCAAAAACAAACTTTAAATCAATTATTTCTGTCTTAATTTCTGGAACAATTTCTAATAATCTTTTAATTCCTAATCCTTTAACACCTAAAATATTATCCGAATTATCACCACATAATATTTTAATTAATTTTACATTATTAATATTTACAGTTTGTTTTTCATAAATAAATTCACTATTAATGTCATATAAAATATGTGTTCTTGGATTATAAACTTTTGTTTTTTCATCTAATAATATCAACATATCTCTATCAGATGATATTATTATTTTTTCTTCTTTTGCAGTATTTTTAACATAGTAAGAAATTAAATCATCACTTTCACAATGAAAAAATTCCGCTTGTCTAATAAACAATTCTTCTAAATATTGTTTGGTTCTTATTTTTTGATAATTATAATTATCATTATCTATTTCTACTTTTGGTTTTAATTTATATTGTGGATAAATTTTTCTTCTTTCGTAATTACCATCTTCACCATCCCAAAAAACACAAATTTTATTAATTTCATTTGTTTCAATAAATGTTTTTAAAGTAACTAAAAAATGATATAAACCACCAATATGTTTACCATCATAAAAATAATTTTTTCTTCCATAATAACCAATATTCAAAAGATTATCACCGTCAACAATAAATGTTATCATATTATTTTTTTATGATAACATATTAATAATTAAATTAATATGTTATCAGTTAATATTAATCTTCTTCATAAGCTATTGGATCTTCAATAACTTCATCCCTAATTTCTAAATCACCATCACCAGCAATTATTTCATTCCAATATTTAGAATATTTCTTCTTATAATCATCTAATGCTTCTTTTGTATCATCAATATATCCTTGTGGTATAGCAATAATCTTTCCATCTTTAAAAGAAATACCATTAACATGGTTCTTTAAAATAGAAATTTTTGTTCTAATAGCATAAGTGATTGTTCTACCATTCTTGGTTGCTGTAATATGATTAATTCCCGATTTTTTCTCATTACCAAAAAGGAAAACTAATGAAGATGCTAACCAAAGTGCTTCACCACCTTTAGCTTTAATTTGCGGTTGACCCCAAGGACCATCAGGTAATTCAACCCAAGGTTGATTAATAACGACCATTGTAGCATAATATGGTGCACTATCTTTTTTTGTTTTAGATATTCTTGAATGAATACCCATACCAATTTTATCAGCTAAAACTGATGCATTATGTTGTTTACCACCTTTACCTTCATATGTCATTTTACATGGTATTGAACCAACTGAATCCCATAAAAATAAAATATTCTGATTTATTTCACCTTTATCTTGTGCATCAAGTACATCATTTACAAATTCTGTTGCTTGTTCAATATAATCAAAAGAATCATTGAAAATAAATTCACCTAACCATTCCCCATCTTCATTCTTAGTGACATTTAATCCTAATTCTATTGCGTGTTCCCATGACCATTTTTTTTCAGTAATAATAAAAATAGGTAGATGTCCTTTTTTTTGTGCATCGACAGCTGCTAAAATCATTGCTGTTGTCTTACTACTATTACTATGACCCAAAAACATATTAATTCCACCCATTACAGGTCCAGGTAATCCACAGGCTTTACTAAAGGACTCACCACAATAATAAAAATCTATTTCTTTATATTTTGTTTTTGAAGAAAATTTATCTTTGAATGATGCAATTTCTTTCTTCTTAATATTTGCCATTTTGCTAATTATTATAAACTTTTTATAACAGTTATATTAATATAATATATATTAATAATTCATAACTATTATCATTTACTGTTATATTATGATAATAGTTATGAAAGGTAAATGGGTTACATCTACCTTTCATAATATAATTTTATATTAAATTAAAATGGAAGTTGATCATCAGGTTCATTATCAGCTTGTGGGTCTAAGAGACTGTTTGTAATTGGTGGTTTAGCTAATGTCATTTCTTCACTTAATTGTGATGTAGAAACAAATTTTTTAGCATCCATATCCCACCTTGGTACTTCTCCTTTAGCAACAATATCCAAATAATCTTCTGGTTTTTTTGAATATACATCAGCCCAAACAGTTGTATCATTAATCCAACTATCAGCGATTGTTCTATCTTCATGTAGTGGTGATTTATCTTCAGGAATAATTGAAGTAATTGTAGTATATTCCTTACCGTTTTTTGGGTTTTTTGATAAAGTTAAAGCCAATGTTAAATCACGACCATCAGTTGAACTCATAATATTACCTTTATTTCTAATAATTGGTAATATTTTATCAAAAATACCTTCATTTTTACCATTGTGTTTGAATCTCCAAAACTTTGGACCATCTTGTTCGTTATCTCTATCAATAACTTTAACAATGTAAAATCTCTTAGCGTAATAATCTTTAGCTAATTCTTTATCAGCTTCATCACTACTACTATTTAAACCTAAATAAACCTCATGTAATGGTGAACGTTTACCATCTTGTCTTGGGTCATATAATTTTAAATAATCATCTCCCACTTTAACTTCATGGAAGTACGCTTCTTTAAATGGTGATGAACCATCAACCATTTCTATAATTCTAATTCTTTTTTCACCACTTTTTACACCTTTTGGTAAAACTGTAGTAAAATACTTTTTTAATCTTTCTTCATTTGAAACATTGTTATTGCCACTTGTAGCTTTTTTTGTGTTTTTGTCATATTGCGATAATACGGCTAACACACTTACTTCTTCTGTTGTCATTTTTCTTTTTTTTTAAAATATTTATGATTGCAAATATATGCTAAATTCTATTAATTACAAAATTTGTTTTACTATTTTTTTTAAAGTTTTTTTTACTATTTTTTTTAATAATTTGGATTAAATGATTGTGCAATTTGATTCTTAGAATAGTTATCAACATCTTGTTTTGTTAATATATATTCATTCTTACCTGATGCTCTCATTTCATTCTTTTTAACATCAAAAAATTGTTGTGGTGTTTGGCTAAAAGGATAAGAATCTAATGACCTCATTTCTAATCTCTCTTGTGGTGTTACAGGTTTCATAGTTTCTATTTTAGCACCCAATTGGTCTATTTTAGATATAATATTATTCATTTCACCTAATTTACTTTCTAAGTCATTTAATTTAGTAAATACACTATCCATTTTTGATATGCTATCAGTATTAACCATATTTGTTTTTTCTACATCATTTTTTAAACTTTTAGTCATATTAACTAAATCAGTAATATCAATTTCTTCTGTTGAATCTGTTGATGCCATAGCATCAGTAGGAGGTACAGCACCATCAACAGGTGGTACACTTGCATCAGTAGGTGGTACAGCACCATCAACAGGTGCTTCGGGTTCTAAAGCACCGTCAGGGGCTTCTGTTGGTACTTCTTGTTCAGTTAATAAATAATTATTATATTTATTTATAGATTTAAATCTATGTATTTCGTTTAAAATTTTATTTGTCATTTTAATTTTTTTTAATTAATCATTTAATAATTGGCGTCCATCTTCTATTAAAAATGTTTTTTCATCAATTCTTTCATATAAACCATCTTTAACTGTTACATTATATTTTGGTAAATTTTTATCTGTTACTGATTTTTTTTCTTTATTTAAAAATTTATCTAAAGAATCATTTAAATCTTTTTTCATATTTTTACTTTTATAATAAATATCATTAAAATTATAAATGTTATTGTTTAATATCATTATTTTTTATTATTCTATCAAAAAGAGATTTATATGATGACATGAATGAATCATCTGGGTCTGGGAATGATCTATTAGCTATACGAATACCTTTAAAATTAGTAACCATATTATTATCTCTAATTGTATGTGAAACCTCAGTAATTAAATAAGTTCCTCTAAACATTGGTATATTTTTTAAATAAAAATACATTGTTGGTTGTATCATAACATTACCGATACAAGTTACATTACAAGTATATGAATATCCCCTAAATATGTTAAATAATGATGTATCAATATTTAATGAATTAGCACCAGAATTACTTCTTGCAATATAATCAGTAACTTTATGTGATTCAGAAGTATTTGTAAAAGATGATTGGTCTAATGAAACTCCTTTGAACATATTCTGATTACTATCACCAATATTAACTTCAAAAGATACAACTCTATTTGATTTATCATATTGTAAATTTTTCATATCAGTAATAATTAAAGAATTATTATGAATATCACTTATATCAAAACTATCATCATTGAAAAAATTTTTTCCATTATCATTCATATCTGAAGCATATTTTGAATTTGAACCACTATATTGAAATATTAATTTAGGTGTTGTATCTTCATAGTCAACTTCTAAGTATGTCCCAAACATCATATTAGAGAGGTCATTTTTTTTATTGTTATAAAAATTTATATATGCTGGTAATGCTCTCATGTCGAAACCTGTTCCTTGAATTAAAAATGATAATGATGAATATAAATTTAAATTTATATTCTTTTCATCCACTAAATCCTTAAATCTTGAGATATTTAAATAAACTTTATCACCTATTTCCCTATTTGCTTTATCCAAAAATAAGCAATCCTCCATTAATAATCTTTGACCAAGTGAATTACCACCAATCCATTGGTCATTAAAGGTTTTAAAATGATTATACATTTCTAATTTTAATGGTTTATTATTATATCCATCAATAATATCAATATTGTCATCTAAAATATTGTTATAATCTAAATTTTTAAATTTAGCTATAAAGTTATTCATTGAATAAATAAATGAATTGTTATCTAATAAATTAGTTTTTATATATTCATCAAAAGTATTATTAGTTATATTTTTATTATTATTATAAAGACTACCGAATAATAAAATAATTAATTTTAAATCTTTTATATTAGTTTCATTTAATTCAATTTTTGAAAATTTGAAAAATTCAAGATAATAGTTAGTTTCATTTGGACATTCACCGACATATAATTTTAATAAATTCAAATTAGTTTCATTTATTTGATTATCATTAAAATTTTTAAAATATTTTTTATTTTCTAAATATGTTTTTATTATGAATGGATTAATATCTTTTGAATTAAATAAATTTAAATCCATTAAATATTCTTCAGATGTAATCTTTTTTGATAAACTATTTATATTTGTCAATTGCAAAGAACTTAATTTATTAAAAAGCAATTCTGTTGAACTTTCATTATTATTAATTGTTACAATATTTTTCAATAATTTTTGAAATGAATTAATTTCTAATTCATTATTACTACTACCATTTGAAAATGCTAAAAATAATTTTTCAAATTCATCTAAAACTTTATAATTAAATGTTGCTATTAAATCATAAATGTTTTTATAATCTAAATCAATACTAACTTCATTTGTTATTGATTTATAATATTGATTATGTGATGGTAATTTTTTACCTAAAGTATTATTATCATATTTTGTTTCGGATAAAAATATTCTATAATCACTATTATTTAAAGTTCCATATTCTTGTAAAATAAATTCATAATTTAAACCAACTGATGGTAATATAGTTATATAATTGTTATCCGCATTTATAATTTTATTATCAATTATATTTGTCCATAATGTTAAATTACCTAAATCAAATACTTTATTTTTTATAATTCCATTTTTAATATTTTCATTATATGTTAATAAATTATTAAGATTAAAATGAGTATAACCATTTATTATCTGAGAAAATATTGCATCATAATAAGGGTGAATACCAATATTATTTTTATTTTTAAAATTTATTTCTTTATTATCAATATTTAAATTATAATTTTCATAATTATCAAATAATTTATTATTATCAATTTCTTTTATTTTTCCATTCTGTAATATTGGTTCTAAAATATCCTGATTATTTAATAATTTTTTCTTATATCTATGATATATTGCACCCCATTTCAAGATTAAAAAATATGGTATTTTATGTTGCATACTATATTCCTTTAATAATGTTGACATTAATATTGGATTATCTTTATTAAAATTTATTTTATCATCTAAATCTAAAAAAGGTAGTGTTGTTAATAATAAATAAGAAGAACCAACATAATTTTTATTATTAATAAAATCGCTAAACAACTGATAATGAAAAAATGATGTATTTAAAATATTTTCATTATCAGATTTGAAGATATTATTTTTGAATTTATCTTTTATCCATGCTAATGCTTTTATTGGCGAAGTTAAGAATTTATCTTTGCTATTTCTTTCAATATTATTAAAAATTTTTAACTCGTTTTCCCCATAATTTTTTGATTCTAAGTATGTCTTATATATATCAGAACTAAATGGATATATATTTTTTCTATATTCTTTTGTTTTAATTTTTCTTAATTCTTTATTAAAATCTGTATTATCTTGATAAACATTACTCTTTATATTTTTATCATAAATCAATGAAAATGGTTTATCAATAGCATTTTTTATATATTCTGTTATAGGTAATAAATCTATTCTATATGCGAAATCATCATGTTGTGATAAATCAAACATTTTTTTATTAAATGTATTTAAATCTTTAATTGATTTTAAAAAATCGACAGAATCTTTATTATTTTTAATTGATTCAAACAAATTATTAAATTCATCTGTTAAAATTAAATTAATAAGTGGTTGTTCAAAATAATCAAATGTAGTTAAATAATATATACGTTCCCAAATTTCATATAATAATTGTTTAGGTGTTTTATTAAGATACGTATAATTAATATTATCAGATGTTAATTGGCTAATTGCATTAAAATTAAATTCTTGATCATTATTTATGTTATAATTTAAATTATTAACACCATTTTCTTTTTGATTATTATTGTCATAAACATTTGTTGATACAGCAATAAATTCTTCAATAAATGCAACTTCAGGCCATAATCTTTTATTATCTGATTTTAATTTAGCAATTAAACTTCTATCCGCTGGATATGTGATAGATTTAGTGTTATTTTTAGTATCTGTTTTACTTATTTCTGGCCAAGGATAAATATTATCACCATAAGATTCAACTGAAAAGTCTTTAATAAGTTCTTTACGTTCATCAGAAACTTCAAATGCTTTATCATGCGTATCTTTTAATAAACGTAATAAAACATCAGCATTTGCCATTAATATACCAAATAAATTTCTTATTGTTGGTTTAAATCCAAAAACTTTTTTATAAACATTAGTTTTATTTAATTCTTCTTCAAAGTTTTTTTCAACTCTTAATCTTTCATTATTAAAGCTATCTTTATTTAAATTAAAATCAGCTAAAAAAAGATCATGATTAACATAAGTACCATCATAATATTTATCAATTGATTTAAAATTATTTTTTAATGTTATTGGTTTTATTTTTGATGTTCTTAATGATTTATCATATTTTAACGTATCAGTTATTTTTTCATTAAAAGTTATTAATATATTATTTAATGAACTACTATTGTTATCAGTTATTAAATTTATATTTTTTTCATTTTCAGTTTTAAATTTATAACCTAAATTAGTTTTATTATTTGTATCTAAATAAGTTTTTTTCCATCCTATAATAATATCATTATATTCTTTAAAAACTTTTTCTAATAATGTAATACTTGTTAAAATTATAGGGTCAACAATATCTGTAAATTCTTTATTATCAATAAAATTGTCCAAAGATTCTGCTAATTTACCTAATTCTCTAACTGTTTTAACTGGTACATCATTATCCATCAAACCTTTTTGTTTATATTCATTAAAAACTGATTTTAATAAATTTAAACCTCTTGATGTTTTAGTTACAGTCTTTTTTGTTTCTCCATTAACTATTTTTACTGTATTAACATTCTCAGAACCAAATAAATATGGTGCGTTCATAATACCTCTTAATGGTATATCACGCATAAATGCATAAGTAGAACCTAAGAATGATGTATTTATTTCAAAATTACCATTTGATTCATTATATTTACTACTAAATTTTTCTAAATGTAATTTATATCTAATTGCTTTACCATAAAACCCTTTTATTGTTAAATAATAAATTGGATAAGGTATATGAAAAAATGCTTTATATGGTGAATTTTCTGGATTTTCAAATAAGGTTTTTCCTCTAACATCAATGAAATTTATGGTTATTTTTGGTATGCTATTAAAAGTTAAATTAGTAATAGTAATATCAGAAATACCAAAAGATTGATTTGTTGTATCTGTCCTTTCATTATTTACATATGTATCTGTCCAAGAGGTGTTATTATCATTATTTTGTGTGCTTGATAATGTACCACTTGCTATTGTAATATTTTCAGTTTCAGTTACTTTTAATTTAGTTCTTGGTATTAAATCGACTTCTAAATTAACATAAATAACCAAATTTTCTTGTTTTATATTTCTTGCACTAACTACACCATTATTTACTACACTATTTGGATCAACGTGTATTAAATTATTATGGTCTAATACTACTAATATATTTTCATTCTCCATTATACAGTTTATATAATTCTACATTTTTTTTATAATCTTGTAAAGTATTTACTAAGGGATAAGGTATTCTTAATAAGAAATTATTTGGTATATTAAACTCCAAACTACCTATTGATGGATTAGATAATAAAATCAACCAACCAAATGTTGGTGAATTATAAAAATCTTGAGAAATTCTATCTAATCTATCTTTATTTTTTCTAAATATAAAATATTTATCAGTACTTTTTATTGGTATAGTAATACCTGGAACTATTTTATGTTCTCCGTTACTTTCAAAGTAACTATATCTATTAAAATAATCTCTATTCATTAATTATAATTATTTAATTTATTGCTTATTGTTTTTTTATCTGTCAATAATAATTTAGCTTGATTTATTTTTGCTTCATCATTAGTTATTACTTCAGAAGATATTGTGAATTTTAAATCTAATGTATTCTTAGGCTTTGGATAAGGTTTTAATTTAAAATTACGTTCATTATCTGGATTAAAAAACTTATCTATTAAATTATTTATTTTAGCTTGGTCGTAAAATTTATTTTCTTCAAATATAGTCTTAATTTCTAAATGTTCATATTTTAAAATAGTTCTTAAAATATTTCTAACATTTTCTATTGTTAAATTCAAATTATTAAAATTGACATCATTATTCAAAATTGGACTTAAAAAATCATTTTCATCTAAATAATCAATACAATTTTTGTATTCAGAATATAAAATATCATAATTAAAACCAGTTAAATCTACATCATAAAACTTTTCACCTCTATAAACAACATCTTTATTATTTTTTATAATATAATTAAGTTTATCTAATTTTTTTGTTAATGGATTTCTAAATTTATTTTCAAAATCTGCTATTTGTTGTATATTATCAATATTTAACAACAAATTTTCAATTATTTTTCTTAATGGTTTGGTTAAAAATAAATCAATAGTTACAATATCATTACTATTAAATTTAGTGTCAAAAGTCAAAATTTCTGATATTGAATTGTTATCTAAAATAAACATGAAATTTGTTAATAATGCACCTTTATACTTTGATAAATTTTTAATTTGCTTATAATTACCTAATAAATTAATAGTTTTTATATTATTTAGATTGTTATAATTAACATCAAATTCATTTATAACCCTATAATTATTAGATAAAAATAAACTTGTTAAAATTGGCCCATACTTATGATATAATAAATTGTATAAGAATTTTAATCTTTCATAATAATTTTTTACATCATCATGAATTTCTGTTACCAAAGTCTTATAACTTAAAGTATTATCTACTTTAACACCGATATAAATACCTTCTTTAATAACATCATTATTTTTTATATTATCATTTTCTGTTGTTTTTTGTAAAGTTTTTATTAAAAAATCCTCAGCGAAAATTTTTATATCCTTATTATCTATTTTAGTTAATGTATTAAATGCTCTATCATCATATATTTCAGTATTAGCGAAAAAGTTAGATGTTAGAGCATTTTGAAGCATCTCAACAGGTTTTTCCATACCGTGACCACCAATAAAACTAATTGATAAAGTTACTGTTGCTATCATTGGTTGAACTCCAATTCCTTCTGGATTTAAATCTAATGGTGAATCATCATATGTAAAATTAACATCTCTTATAATAACTTTTGAATTATAAAAATCACCAATTCTTAATACACATATTGGTGGTGGACCAAATGAAGTATTTCTAATATTATTAGATACTCCTTTTACTGGTATAGTATTACTTGGTCTTAAACATTGAAGTAAAAATGTTAATCTCGAATTTAAACCTTCTGGTGTTGTTGAATGAAAACCTGGATGAAAGTATTTTAATTTTTCCTTTAAAGAATTAAAAACTAATGGTGTATTTTCTTCAACTTTCTTAAAATAAAAAGATTCTGATAATGTTTTCATTACAATCTTTTTCATTAAATCAATTGGAGTCCTTTTATTTATATTAGTATCATTATTAATAATAGTTTTATTATTATCAATAACTATTGGTTCTATTTTACTTATTGGTGATACATTAGGATTAGTTGGATTAATTAATTTCTTATTATAATTTAAAATAAAAACAGATTGACGGCAACTAAAACAAAGTGGCGATACTATGTTTAAGTCTTTTACATTTATAAAGTCTTTATTCTTACATTCCTTTCTTGTTTCCCCAAGTGAATTTATTCTTAAATTTAAAAATCCATTATTATTTTCATAACCAAAATCTTTTAAACTAATTTTTAAATCAAATAAAATATCTTCATTCAATTTTAAATCACTTACATTTTTCCAAGGTATTTTAGGTGATTTTCCATTAGATAATTTATTAATTATATCTAATAATAATGAATAATTTCTTCTTACTGATAATTCATTATTATATTTTTCAGAACCAGAAGACGATGTTGATGAACTTAAAACTATATCAACATTATCTACACTATCATTTAATAAATCTTTTTTTAATGTATCTAATTTTTCATTAAATGATGTGTAATTTGTTGTTAAACCAGAAAAATACGTATCCAATTTATCTACTTGATTTGTAATATCAGCATCAGTTGGGTTTGTTTTATTGAAAATATATAATTTTTCATTATTATGTACTGAATTTTTTAAACTATTTAAAGAAGTACGTAATCTTGTTTTATATGATTCTCTTTTTACTATAAATGAATTATATAAAACATTATATGGTGATGAAGATGTTATTGTAGTTGATCCTCTTTTTGGAAAATCATCATCAAAATTTAAATTAATTATCTTTTCAATTTTTTCTTCACTATTATTTTGTGGTGTTAGGGTAACATTTGTAACTTCAGTTCCTGTTTGTTGTGCTAAAGTATAATCTTTACCTGTTTTAGTAATATCTTTATTTTCATTTAAAAAGTTTTTAACTGATTCTAAATCGTTTTTATCTAATGTAGTATATGATGTAATTAATTCATAAAATTCAAGGTCTTCACAACCAGCAAAAAACGCATTAATGTAATTTGTTGATTCATCATCACTCATGTCTTTAAAATGCTCTCTAACCAATAAATTTAATATTGATGGATGGTCAACTACTATTTTAAATGATAAATTTCCTGTCCTTGTTGTATTTTGATATGTATATATTGGTTCTGTTCTTCCAATAAAATTATTTTCATCCCATTTAGCACTATTTTGTTCACTAAATTTTAAATCATATGGTGGAAACCACATAACTCGACCACCATTAGAACCACGTTCACAATATGGTAAATCTAATACTGTATATCCTTGTAATGTTGAAGACTTCCAAGCTAAATTTTCAATTGAAAACATATATTTTTTAGCATAAAATCCATTACCATCTGAATCTCTACCAAATGGAAAAGCATCACCTATATTAGTAGAAGTACCAAATTCTTTATTTCCATCTGACATTGGACCAATATTCAAATTCCAAGGTCTTGATAAAACACTACTATCTATTTTTCTAATTAATCCTGTACGTTTCATAGTATCTGAATATGATGAATATGGATTATCTTTTGTCCATACCCTACAATATTCAATACCTCTTTCTTCATTAAATTTGTCAACATATTTAACGGCAGACCCTTTTGAAATTAATTTATTTCCATTTTTAAATATTCTACTTGTTTGGTCAATAACGTTTGCCACATGACTAATAGCTGAACCACCGTCAGTTGGACGACTATCTAAAATATCTTGTGTCTTTTTTAATATTGAATCTTCTCTAAAATCATATTTTGTTGATAAACTTTCTATTAATGCTGTTTGTTCTCTATCATATTCTGAATTATTTATACCCAATTTATTATTATTGTTTTTACTTATCCAAGTAAAATTTCCGCTTAAAGAACCACCTTCTTGGATATTTTTATCAATTTCAAATAAATTTGTTTGTATTGGATCAAACATTGATGATAAATAATAATTACCTCGAACATAATTATCATTATAGTCAGTCATTGCATATTTTACATCATTATCTCTATCATCACCAATATAAGAATTACCAGTTGGTGCTTCATTACCTAATAAATTTTTAACATCTTGTGTTAAATTATCTGTAAAATTAAATAATTTAGATGTGTTTTGACTTGTAGCTTTTGTTGTATAGTTAGGTCTATATCTTGAATATGATAATGTATCAAATAAAGCTGATTTATTACCACTTCCAGTATATTTTAAAAATAAATCAGATGGTTTTGAATTAATTTTAGGTTTTCTGTCAATACCAATTAGAGAACCAAGAATACCTGTTAAATCTTGTAATGTCTTTCCTAATTCACTTTTTGGTATGGTTCTATATGATGTTTTAGAGTTTCTAAAATATTCACCCTTAATTTCACTAAATGGTAATTCAACACCAGAAATAGTTTTTATAAAGTCAATGCCTTTACCTATTAAATCGTTATTAACAGTTATTTTATTATTTTTCTCTATTAATGGTTCTTTACCTGAAATTATATTAAATGCTGATGAACTAAAACCATCCAAAGCATCTAACACCCTTATTTTACCAGAAATATTTGATTCTAAATTTTGTGCTATTCTTGCTTTAATTGGTCCATTTGGGTCATTTTTAATAAAATTACTTGAAAACTTCATTAAATTTGACTCATTGTCATAGTTGTCACTATTTAATATACTAATTAAAGTTTGATTAGTTTTTTGCGTAAAATAAGGATATAATTGTAAGCTATTTTTTATTGGGATAGTTTTAAAATCTTCAATAATTAAATAATCTACTGGTTTAAAAATATTTGTTTGTTTTGTTGTTCCTAAATTTAAACCTCTATCGTTAGTTACATCACCCAAATCTCTATTAGATAAAACATTAAAGTTTTTAACTGTATATGAATCTTCTGTAAATGTTTGTGGACCATTTGGGTATTGTATATTCTTACTTAATATATAATCTCTAAATTTCTTTGTTTGATTAAAGTCTAAATAACTTGGCATAAGTTTCTTTTTATTAATAAATAGAATAAAAAAAATATTTACTTTATAATTAAATTATATTAATATTATATTATGGAACAAAATAACACAGAATTTAGAATCGACCCAAATACAGCATATGATGTTGTAGAATTACCATCAAAAGGTATTCATTATGCAAATAAAAAGAAATCAGTACGTGTAGCGTATTTAACAGCTTCAGATGAAAATATTTTAACTTCAAGTAATCTAATGCAATCAAATAGAATTGTTGATGAATTACTTAAAAGAAAAATATTAGATAAAGATTTAAGTATTGATGATTTAGATGAAGAAGATAAAAAAGCAATATTAATATTTTTAAGAAATACCGCTTTTGGAAGTGAATATACTGTTACTCTAAATGACCCAAAAACAAATCAATCATTTGATTATATTTTTAATTTAGATAATATTACCATTAAAGATTTTGATTTAATAGAAAATGAACATGGCGAATATTCTTATTTTTTAGAGAAAAGTAATGTTAATATAACTTTTAAGTTTTTAACAAAAAAACAGCATACTGATATTGAAAAATTAAATGAATCTTGGACAATTGATTCAGCACCACCAGTAATTACCAAACAATTAGAATATATGATTAAATCTGTTAATGGTAATAGAGATAGTATGTCTATTAATAATTTTATTAAAAATCTACCAATAAAAGATAGTAAAGATTTTAGAAAATTTATTTTAGATAAAAAACCTGGCATAAAATTAGAACAAGAAACAACCACCCCTTCAGGAGAAAAGATCCAATTTAATATAGGATTCGGGGTAGAGTTTTTTCGCCCTTTCTTCGGATTATAATCAAAATCAACTATTACAAATATTATATTTGGTTAAAAGAGGGTTTTCTTATAATGATGTACTATCTATGCCTATTTATATTAGAAAATACTATATTCAATTTATGACTGAAAATGGAAGTTAATATATTTATAAATTATGACAATAGATGAAATAAATAGAGCATTTGCAAGTAGTAATAGTGTTGATGAATTTTTAAGAGCCGTTGCTTCGGATCAATCTTCAGATGCTTCTAAACGAAGTGATTATTATAGCCGTCTTCGTCAAAAAGAAATGACAGATCGTTATAAACCCAATTTTGTTGAAAGAAGGGTTAAAAATGTTTTCGATGCAATTAAAACTCAAGAAGATTCAGGAATACCAACAATTACTGAACAAATTATAAAATTAAGTGATGCTGAAAAGTTATTATTTGATGGTAATAATAAATTATTATCATTAGGTAAAATATGGGAAAACATGGCAAGTGGTGTTGAAGGTTTTTTAGAAAATCAAGCACTATTATACCTTAAAGAACGAAATGGTTTATTAGAAGAAATTAATACAAAGACATCTTTAACTGGTGAATTATCAAGAGATTATAGAGATGAATTACAAAATGCAAGTGTAGAATTAGTTAGAATAGGTATAGGTTTGGATGAAGTTACAAATGCTTCAACTTCTTTAATAAGTCAAACTGGTAAATTTAAGTTATTGAACCAAGAAACTTGGGTTGAAGGTGGTAAGGTAGCTAAAGCATTTGTTGGCGATTTAGAAGATATGGTAAGGAGTTATGTTGCTTTTGAAAAAGTTGGTTATGGTGCAAGTGATACTAATAAAATTTTAGAGACAGTAAGTAAAAATAGTATAGGTGTTGGTATAGAATCACGTAGAGTTACAAAAGATTTACGTGAAAATATTGGTAAATTAAATGAATTTGGTTTCAAAAATGGTGTTCAAGGTTTAGGTGAAATGGTTAAAAAATCAATTGAATTTAGATCTAATCTTCAATCAACTTTTACTGTTGCTGAACAACTATTTGATTTTAATAGTGCATTAGAAATGAGTGCTAAGTTGCAAGCATTAGGTGGTGCAATTGGTAATTTTGGTGATCCTTCTAAAATGGTTAATCTTGCAATTGATGATGTTGAAGGGTTACAAGATTCTATCGTTGGTCTTACAAAAGATTTAGTTGTATTTAATAGTGCACAAGGAAAATTTGAAATTACTGGTTATAATATGTTAATTGGAAGAGAGAGAGCAAAAGCAATAGGTATGCAATATAGTGAATTTGCTGATATAGCTGTTGCAGCAGGTGAAAAAGCATTGGCTAAAAGTAATTTATTTGGTGCTAAAATTGATAAAAAATATATTGATGAAGATTTAAAAGAGTTTTTAACCAATATGGCTCAAATGGAAGGTGGTGAATTAAAAATAAAAATTCCAAACGATTTAAAAGAAGAATTTAAAGAATTTAAACTAACTGATAATATGGCAAGTTTGAAAGATATTAGTCGTAACGAAGAATTATCAAAAAAATTTAAAGAATTACAAGGTGAATTTAAAAATATATCCAAAGAAGATATAATTAAAAATCAAGCAAGTAGTGTTAAAAATATTGAAAGGTATGTTAGTTTTTTAGCTGCATCAGTTAGAGTTAAAGGTGGTCAAGCTATAGCTAAATTAGCTGATGCGTATGGTTTCAAATTAGTTGAAGAAATTAAAGAACTTTCAACTAATATTACCAAAACAAAATATGGAAATATGGCTGCTGAAGGTGTAATTAAAAATGTTGCAAAATTAACAGGTATTGATAGTAAAGAAATAAGGGAATTTTTAAATGGTGAAACTTTAGCTAAGGAAAAAGAAGCTAAAGCTAAAGAACAGGAAAAAGCAAATAAAAAAGAACAACAAGTCATAAAACATGAAGTGACTGTTTTAGTGAAAAATGATGGTGCACCATTAGATGCTATGACAAGAGAAATTGGTAAAAGTCCAAGTTTTACTAAAGCATTTAGAGAACAAATAGAAAGTGCTTATACTAATAATAATAATGTTAAAACTAATTAACCTTTAATAATATTTGAAAATATCATAATATTATCACTAATATTATGATAAAATCTTTCTTCTCTTTCTTCTTTAATAAAAAAATCTAATTCATTTTGAAGATTATCTAAAATAGTTCTCCTAATTAATCTTCTAACAATATTGATTTCGTCTTTATAAATGTCATTATCAAAATAGTGACTACAATTTATATTTCTCATATTATTATTTCTCTAAAATTTTCACCTAAACCAATATGAATATTAGAAATTCCTAAATCAAAAATTTGAAAAATTTCATATTCCATTAACGATAGGGCTGAATCTATATATTTATTTATAATAAAAAAATATCTCTCAGTTGATGTAACTGTTTGATAAAATGGTCCAAAATTATATGTATTTTCTTCCATATTAAATTGATTATTGATTAAATAGTTTTTTTAATTCTTGTCTAAAACTTAAAAAAAGTATTATTTAAATTCTATTATATATTTTATTTATAATAAAAAAATATCTCTCAGTTCATGTAACTGTTTTAAAATAGTTCATGCCTTAATTTAATAATTACCCTAATATCATTATCATTAATTATTTCTAAATTTAAGCAAATTCTAATTATATCATAAAAATTAAAATTGCTAACTTTAGGAAATTCATAAATTAAATTATATATAAATACTTTCATTTTATATTTTCAATAATAAAAAATTCTTTAAAAATAAAAGTATTTAATTCAAAAAAAATACTATCAAATATTGGGATTTTATCAAATACATAATTAATATTATACGGTTTCCATGATGAAACAGATGTAAATAAAAATTTTTCAAAATTTGGTAAACTTATAAAATTATAACCTGAAATTAAATCTATTGGTTTCATAATTTTGTTTCTTTATATTCTTTGTCAGAATAAATAAAATTATTAATATTTTCGATTTCTAATGTTTCCATATTTTTTATATATTTCTTACCTTCTCCTTTTTTTAAATAGGCAATAGTTAAATGTGGAATATAGTTTGGATAGTTAGATGTATATTCAAAATTTCCTTTCATTAATTTATTTAATTTAGCTAAATCATTAGATATTACATTAAATTTTAATACATCATATTCATCATTTTCAAATAAACTCATTTTATCAATGGATAAATTAACTGTTTTATCTTTTAATAATTTTTTCATTTTATTTACATCTGTTTCATCATGGAAACCGTATAATATTGTTATATGTGGATCTTTTTCTAACCCATCACTCACACTATCTTTATTAATATATAAATCTTTCTTATCTATTTTTGATAAAATCTTATCCCAATTCTTTATTGGAATTTTTATCATTAAACATCCGTATTTCTCGTTATTTATCATTTTATTTATTTATTTATTTCTTTCGTAATATATCTCGATAAAATCTTGTTGCAATTCAGTTCCATTATAAAACCTTGTCATTCCATTATTATTTAAATCATTGAAGTAATCAATAAATTTTAATTTATTAATATTAACTGTAAAATATTTTTTAAAATTAAATCTATATCCTAACTTCCATAAATTTTTATTTTCGTTCATTATTATATTCCCATTTTAAATTACCACAGTCGTAAATTCTATATATTTTCCTATCAAACATAATTTCTTTTTCTGTTTTATTTTTATCAAAACCATGTTTAACTAATTCAGATTTTCTAAAATTATATCTATGATATTTTTCACCATTTACAACATACCAATAATTTGGTAATGTTACTGAGGTTTTTTTAAATCCTAATTTTTCATACATATTTCCATTAAAATATCTAATATCTGAATAAGATATTATTTTACTTGGATTAATATTCTTTATGAAATGTTTAAATAATCTATCAGCACCACCTATGACTGTTGTATTAATTTTATTAACAAACCTTGTTAATTCATATTCATCTTCCTTACCACCTAAAAACTTTCTACCTTTTGAGAACGTCATTAATGATACTAAATTATTTTCAAAATATAAACCATATTTGTATTTTGTTATTACTGTTCCTTGAATATGATTCTCAAATAAAAATTTATTGGTTGTTATTGTATCAACTTCTCTTATCTCACAATTTCTTGCATATATTCTATTTTTATTTAAATTTAATCTATTTGATAATATTGATTTTACAATGTCTTGTTTATTATTCCATTCATCTTCAAATATATGAATTAATTCATAACCTTTACTATTGCATATATTAGTCTTATTTAAATGATATTTAGAATCCCTAAATAATTCATTATGCCAATATAACCCATTAAATTCAATAGCAAGTTTCTTATCATGAATAAGAAAATATAATTGTTGATTATTACTTAAGAATTTATTATTTGAAGTTTCAAATTCAATATTATTATCAATTAAAAATTGAGATATAATTATTTCATATGTACTTTTATTTTTAAAACCCTTTGGGTTACATTTAGTACATAATGTATGTGATAACTTTAATCTACCTTTAAATAAATGTTTAGTAGTTTTAAAAATATTATTACAACTATCACATTTTATCGTTAAAATATTATCTGTTATATTAATTATTGGTTGGTCATTATAAATTATTTTATATTTACCATTTATAATTTCTTTAAACTTGTCAGTTTTACTAAAATATTCATTACCATACTTTAATAAATTAGTTTCTTTTGCCTTTACAATATTTACGTAATTTTCTTTTCCGTATTTATCAAACTTTGTTTTCTTTTGTTTTTCTAAATTATTGTAATTCTCGTCACCATATCTTAATAATTTAGTTTCTTTTTGTTTTTTTGTAAAACTTTTATGACTTGGGAAGTAATCAACATTATATTTTTCATTTAATGTTTTCTTTTGTCTTTCATTTAATATTTCAATGCTATTATTTGCACATAACAAAGAACAAAAATCACCATAAGGTTTATCAAACCTATCCCTAAATTTAATATCACTTCCGCACTTTAAACATTTTGGTCTATTTGTTAATTTATTAAAGAAAAACCAAATCTTCTCTTTAAAATTCATTTCTAAACCATTATTTTCATTATATCTAAGTATATCTACATAAATTTCATTATGATTCTTTGATAACCACTTTTCATTGGTTTTATAACCACTCTTGTTATCAGTTAAGAAAAAATTTATATCCATTTATTATGTTTTTTAACAAAGGTAATAATATTTTAATAATTTACAATAATTCTCTCATTAGTTCAGAAGTTACCCATTCAGGACGTTCATTTATATCCTTTTCCCAAAATCTTAAAAGTTTAATATTATTGTTTTGACAGTAAGTATTTTTTCTTTTATCATTTATAATATTTTTTTTCTGTATATCATAAATTGGTGTTGCATGAATTGTATTTGGATTACAATGGTAAAAATCTCCATCAACTTCAATTAATATATTTTTATTGGTAATATGAAAGTCAAAAAAACTCTTAATTTTATCAATTAAAAATGAATGTGTGTAATCAGTATCTTTAACTAAACCAATATTATTTAATATTTTTTCAAATGTTATTTCTAATTTAGATGTTTTAACTTTTGAGTTATCTTTCATCCATCTTAATCTAATTTTAGATTGTTCAATTCTTAAATTAGGGTTTCTTTCATGATTATCTAATTGTGATTTAGATAAATTATTTCTATGCTCAATAGTTGGAATTTTACCTTTTAAAGAATTAGATATTTTTCTACCTCTTTCTTTATCATTCCTAAGTTTTTCTTTTATTGATTCAATTTTATCTTTTGTTTCTTGATTATCATTCTCCCACCAACCTTTATATAAACCTTTCTTCCAATTTTCAGATTGAGTTTTTGCACTTTTTAATTTAGTTTCAGGATTTTTTTGAAAATTATTATTTACTCTATTGTGATGTGATTGTACAAATCTACTAAAACCTTTAGTTATGCTAATAAAACCAACTGATTCTCCACATCCACATATGCAAGTTGGTTTCACTCCATTTAATTCATAATGAATATAACATTCCTCAGAAGTCATATTATGCTTTTGTGATGAATGTCTTAATAATGAATATAATTTATCATATTCTTTTTCACAATCTTTACATTTATATTTTTCCATTTCTATTTCTATTTCTATTTCTATTTTAAGATACAAAATAAATAAATTAACCCCAAATAAACTAATATTTGAGGTTAAATATATAAATTGTATTATTCAAAGAAATTATAGGATAATTCTAATAAACCAATATGCAACGATCCATGCGTAAAGAAGCATCAATACTTGCAATTGCATCACTTGAATAATCTAAATCTTTAAAATTTAAATTTGTTAAAAATGTTCCTTCCAAAATCCACTTTTCAACTACCACACCACCTGGGTCTAACATCTCCAATTCAATATTTTTCTTATACCCTGATGCATACCCCATTCTACCAGTAACACTCTCAGCGTGCAATCTAAACCATTCCATCAATGCTTGAGATGCTGAAGGACCAATTGGGTCTTTAAAAGTAACTCTCATTTCTTCCCAATTAAATCTACCAGCAACATATGTTGATGTATTTAAAAATGGGATTTCAACTGAATTGATTTTTGCAACAGGTCTTTGTGTAGATGTTACGTACCACTCATTTATTCCTAAACTTGAAGGAAATCTTAAAATAAACCTATTTGCTCTCTTTGGCTCGAAAGGGATAGGCATACTCATTAAAAGGTTTGCCATATATTTTTTTTTAATTAATTTTTTACTATCTTTATGTATTATTAACAATAAATATTAAATTAAATGAAAAAGAAAAAATAATTTAAATTTATTTTTAATATCAATTTATTAACTTACCAAAAATTAAGTTTAATATAATCAATTGGAATAGGTTTATTTCTTACAAAAACATACCTTAAATAAATTTTCAATTCTTTTTAAGGTATTCTATCATTACAAATAAAAATATAGGCTTAAAATTGATTTATTGAAGTTTAACTACTTATAAAATAATTTTTAAATAACTATTGACTTTTTGAAAATTATTTTTTATATCATGTGCGTACACGCATACGTACACACGCACGCACGTTTTTATATATATAATTATATATTATTAATAATATATAATTATATTCCTTATATATATTACTACAGTAATATATATTAATATATAAATCCAGGTATATTATATTAATCCAGGTATATAAATAATAATATAAAATATTATAATATAAAATAATAATATATATATATTATCCAGGTATATAAATTTTATATATTAACGTGCGTGCGTGTATATGCGTGTGATAAAATAAAATTTTTATTAATCAAATATTTTTATTATTTTTGTTTAAATTTATTTATTAGTGATATATTTTATATTAAATAGTGAAAGTAATCATATCAAGATTGGATATAGTGTAAATCCATTGAAGAGGATAAAAGCATTACAAACTGGTAATTCTTCTAATTTAGAGATAATTACAGTAATTGAAGGGGATATTAAATTTGAGAGGATATTACATTTTAATTTTAAGAAATATAATATTAAAAATGAATGGTATATATATTCAGAAGAAATAAAAGAATTTTTAAATTTTATTAATTATTTATATCTTGTTGATAATAAACCTAAAAAATTTTATTTAATATCTTATTTTGAAATTTCAAATTATGATATTAATAGTTTATTTGAAATATTAAAATTTGGGTTATATATTAAATCTTATTATGAAAGAGAAATTTTGGATATATATAAAGAATATTTTGAAATTAATTCCAATCCAATAGAATTATTTGAAAGTAAGCATATGATTATTTATAAAATATTTTTAAATAATATAAGGTACAATAATATCTTGGATGAAATTCATGCATATAGGGTTACAAATGAATTATATGAACCAATATTTGATTAAGGATTGTCTTATTTATCACATAAATTATGTTTTAAGCTATTAAATATTATTAATAATGTATTTTATCATAAAAATAAAAATAACAGCTTAAAACTGAAATATGGAAGTTATATGAAATTCAATAATTTCAATTTTTTGTTTTCATTAATTGGTTTTATCTTATCAAAATATGGTTTTAGTTGGGGTTGTTTTATTAAAATTTCGTTAATATCAAACATATTTAATTTATTTAATAAATTTTCAAATTTTACAATTAATTGTGGTTGAGTTGATAAAATATCTCTTATATGAAAACTTTTTAAACTTTTTATTTCATTTCCAAATTTATCAATTAATTGTGGTTGTTTTGTTAGAATATCTTTTATATTAAATTTATTTAACTTATTTAAATCATTTTCAAATTTTTCAATTAATTGTGGTTGTTTTTGTAAAATAGTACTTATATCAAAACCATCTAATTCATCTAATTTAAATTTTTCAAATAATTGTGGTTGATTTGATATAATACTACTTATATTATTAGTAGTTAATCCACTTAATTTATCTTCAAAATTTCCAATTAATTGTGGTTGTTTTTCTAATATACCACTTATATTATTATTATTTAATTTATATAGTACATTTTCAAATTTTCCAATTAACTGTGGTTTATATTGTAAAATTTCAGGGAAGTTTACTTCTTTTTTATTGTAAATATCAATTGCTTCATCATCTGTTAATACTGACCATCTATTACCAAAATTCCTTATAGTTCCTTTTAAATATTGTGGAATAACAATATCTATTGTAACCCTTCTATAGTTATTAAATAAGGATTGTTTGTCTTTAATAAAATTAAATTGTTCTTTTGTTAATTCAACACCTGTTGTTATATAGTCGTTTAATAAATCTTTTGGTGTATTTATAAATTTTATATTATTCAATTCATGTGTTATTGAAAAATATATTTTCTTTTCTCTATATGGTAAATTTATATATTCTTCATCAGAAATACCATCCTTAAATCTTCTATAATATTCTTTTTCTTCATCTGTCAATGGTACATTTTGAAATAAAATTTCCTTACCTTTTAGCAAAGGTTCTAATTTCAAAATTTCCTCCCAAGACATAGGATTATCTCCATCATTCTTTGCATTGGTAACAATATATTCCCCTTGATTATTAAATTGAATAACAAAGAAGCAATATAAATCATCTTCAATTTCTGTTATCTTATTTAATCTATCAAGATTCTTGACAAAGTAGAAACTTGGATCTGTTCCAGCGTAACGATAAGTATTATACATATTTCCACCAGAACTTCGTGACACACACCAAGAAGATGGAAAATCACCTTTTATCTTTATACAAGTTTTTTCACTATCACCATGATATATTTGAAGAGGTGGTTGATTATAAATCAATTCAGTATTGGAAAACTCTACATTGTTTTCTGTTTTAGAAATTTTTTGATTTGTTGGTAATGAATCAATAACCTTTTCCAATTCTTTGAATGTATATGTTTGAATATCTTTTTCCTTTATTGCTGGATTTCCTTTTCTTTTCTCAAATTCATCAATATAATATCTTATATCTACATCAGAAGCACTTGGTTTTTCAATCTTAAATTTTTCAATTAATTTATCTATAATTTTTTGTGATATTTCAAATAATTCTGTTTGTTCCAATAATATGTTATATAATTTCATAAAAAAATGCTTTATATATAAATATAAAGCATTTTTTAAATTAATTATTTTTTAAATTAGATATTATCAAATGATGCACCTGTTGGTGATAGTACAAATTCTAAATCTACAATTTCCAAACTTCTTGTTGGTTTAATATAAATTTTACCTCTTAAAGTATTAGCATCAATATCTTCTGGGTCGTTACTTAAAACTACTTTAAATTCAACTAAACCACGTTCTTTTTTAATTGAGTCCAAAATAGGATTAACTAATCTTAAAAAGTCATTTCTTACTTGTTCATCATCTTGTTCAAACAATAAACGTATAGCAACTGTAGAAATTAATTTTCTTGCTCTTAATAATAATCTACGAACATTTAATCTATCCAATGATGATTCTCTAACTTGCAATGTTTTATTACCCCAAATAATAGTACCAGTATCAGTAAATGTTGCAATTGGATTTATTCTACTAAGATATAATGAATTAATGTCATCTAAACTTAATTTAGTTTGTGCTCTTTCAGCATTAACTAAACCACGAGAAAAACCAGCAACAGCAAACCAAGGATAACTTACACTATCTGTATATGCAATATTTTTCAAAACTTCACCTGTTGGTGGTATAAATAATTGTGTTGAGTTATCTGTATCTCTTATTTTAATCCAAGGCCAATATGTTGCTGAATAGTTTGTATCAAGACCAATTGTATCTAATGCATCAACAACTTGTTCAGTATCCCCAAGGAAACTTGGTGCTGAAATGATATATACACTATCGGCACGTTCATTTTCAATCATATCAATTGCATAAGATGTTAATGAACTATGGTCGAAGAAATTTATACCAGCGGTTGAAAAAACATTAATATCAATTGCTTTTGGATTTGAAAAAGTATCAATACCTTTAATATAAGCATAATAATCTGAATTTGGTGATGTTATTGAAAACAAACCACCGTTATTAGTATTATTTGCAGTATATGTTGATTTTCCTAATACATAAGAATCACCAAATGTTCTTGTTTTTCTGTAAATATCCCAACCATCAAAACCACCGCAAACAGCAAATGTGAATTTTCTACTTGAATTTACACTTAACTTACCTTTATCAACACCTTCTAAATCATATGGTGTTGTTTGATATGTTGTACCAGTTATTGATTTAGCATTTTTTGATAAGTGAAAACCAAATGTTTCTCCTGATGAATTTTTACCTTTAAATTTAAATAAGTCTTTATCATATCCAATTTGATTAGATAATCCTAAAGAAACTTTTCTTACTTTATCACCACTTGTAAAATTAGGCGTACCATCAGAGTTATAACTAATAATATCACCAGCATCATAATATTTTGTTTTATACATAACATTACCTAATTTACTTGTTGATGTTGATGCACTTACAAAACCTTTAAAACCAGATGGAATTGTATCTGTTGGATGGTCAGTAACCATTTGTAACATAATATACTTTGAACGTAATGTATATTCACCATCTGATGTACCAACTTTCTTAGCGATATAACCATTAACATCAGGATTCATTGAACATCTTGAAAAACTTTCAAGAACAACTACATTATCATCAGTATCATTAAAATCTCTAACAATTAAATCAAATTCACCTTTATCCAAATCAATATTTTGTATTGTAATTTTTATTTGCATATTCGCTGAATCACCATCAGAAATTGCAATTACTTGAAACAAATCATCAACTTTATTACCTCTAACTTCTGAAACAACCGTTGGTGATGATGCTGTATCCCATTCACGCATAAAATTATCTGTTTCATCTTTATAAATCAAAGTTGTTGATAATCCACGTATATATCCTTGTTTAAATGCTGCATTTAATAAATTAACATATGATTCATGTACATAAACAGGATAATCAGTACTATTCTTCTCAAATACTTCTGTACCGAAAACTTTAGTTAAATAATTTTTTGAAGTTGGGTCTAATGAACAATTAAATGATTTACCATTAATTTGTAGTGCAAAGTCATTTAACGGATTATAACTAACCGTTGATGATGACATAGTTAAACCACTATTAGCTGTTACTGAATAAACTAATGAATTATTTACGTAATTACCTCTTGGACGTAAAGCTGCAACAATCGTATTATGATAATCAGTATTTAATGATGCAGAATATTTATATCTCGTAACATTAAATGTTGTTGTACCACTTGACCAAACAAATAAATAAGAATAAACACCATTTATTGTTGCATCAGTAGAACCAGATCTTACAAAGTATGTATTATACCAATTTTTTCCAATATTTGCATTATTATTTGTATTTCCATTTAAAGGAGTGCTCATTTCAGCACCTGTAAGAGCATTAAAATCAGTAGATGGTATAAGACCAATAGAAAACCATTTATTATGATCAGAAGCCGTTAAACCGCTAAAATTAGTTTTAATATAATCTGTTACTGAAGTTCCATCAACTGATGTTTTACCTGATAGGTCAGAATAGAATGTTGAACCTGTAATTGTAGCACTTGGTGACAATGTACTTCCTGTAGATGTATATGTATTCACATCATAATTAACTCCACCTAATGCTTGAATACCAAAAGTTTTATTAGCTTTATATCCTGTTAAACCTAAAACCCTTGTTACAAACATTTGATTAGATTGCTCAAGGTAAGATTTTGCAAAATAAGGTAATTCATATTTTGGATTTCCATCACCATCTTTTACAGGTGTTGTACCACCAAAATAGGCTTTAAATTCATCAAAATTTGTTATTAAAATAGGTTCATTTGCTGGTCCTTTAATAGTTTCACCAACTAATCCTAAAGTTGTTACACCAATAGACTGTGCAACAAACGTTAAATCTCTTTCTGAGGTATATACACCAGGTGAAACGTATGTTTTATTTGAATTTGTCATTTATTTTATTTTAATTTTATATTATATATAAATATTAAAATAAAATGTAAAAGTCTATTTTAAGATTAATATAAGTATATTATTTCTATAATATAACCAATTTGATATGAATTATTTAATATAATTTTATTATTATTAACAATATTAAAGTCATTAAAAATTGTTTTTTTATTTTTATTAATAGATAAAAACAAGAAAAGTTTAATGTTATTACTTAATATTATTTCATTAGTACTATAATTTATACTTTCATACTTTAAATTTAATTTATCCCCATTTTCATCCAATAATCCACCATTATTAAAATATATTTTAATATTATCATTTTGAGTTAGTATATCATTAAATGTTATTTTAGATGTTTTTGCGATGTGGTAATAATCTGTATCTTTTGTTAATAGTATATTATTTTTAGTTATATAATATAAATTTGTTATTTTTTTTGATAAATTATATGTTTTATTTGTATTATCTCCATTGAAACTAATTTCATCAACACCATATATTTCATTTATAGTATTATGTTTTATTCTTTTTTCACTAATAAATTCGTTAACAACTAATAATTTATTAATTGCTGGAACAACTTCAAATTCATCAGCATCAATTAAATAACCAAGCATTGTTAATTGATAATTTTGAACATAAAATCTTCTACCATCTATTAATTCCATAGGGGTACTATCACTATTACTATCAAGTACTATTGGAATATAATGTCCTTTAATTGTTGTATATGCCTGTCTTGAACTAAACTTTTGCATTATTAGTTTATTAAAAACATTTAATGACCTAAATTTATTACAAACAATTGAAACATCAAAAGTAATATCAACCGCAACAGGTTGTGGGATTTTATATATATTTGCTCCTTTATTAACACCATCCCATGTATTAATAATTGAATAATGAAAAGTTTTACGATTTGGTATTGTTCTTTGGGTAATTGGGTTTGTTCCTGGTTGAACATCAGGTTTTCTAATTATCGCAATAAACGGTAATTTTATATTTCTATCTTCATCAGTAAATTCCCAAGTATTTTTATATTCAGCCCATTTTTGAATGGTTAATATTTTTGGTATTATTGGAATTATTTTTCCATCTGAAACAACTTTAAAATTTTCTTCAATAAAATTTAACATACCTTTATCCAAATCATCATGCAATATTGATTCAGGTAAATAAGTATCATGTTTAATAATATCATTTAATAATTCCTCTCTTCTATCTATTAAAGTTTTATTTTTATATATTTTTATATTAGTCTTCATATTTGTCATATACCATTAAATTCAGTTTCTTGTGCTGGCACACAAGTGATTGTTTTATAATATGGTTTAAATCCAAACATATTATGTTTATTATCTGAAATGACTGAACCATTATCACTAACACTATAATATCGTATCTTATTGTCATTTTCAGGATAACCAATATAATCACCATAGTTTATATTTATTCCAAGTTCATTTAAATGGTCAATATATACATAAAAAATTAAATTACCTGGTTCAGAATATCTTAAAATACCATTTTTATATGCTGAATTTTTTGGTGGATCAACCTTTACCAAACAATTAATTTCAATTTTAGATAAATACTTTATCTCATTTTCACCAACTTCACCATATACATCATCAATTTCAGTTTTTGTTGAATCAACACGATATAAAAATAATGTCATATTAATATCATTATTTAAATACTCTTGACCAATTTTTAAATTAAAATTGAAATCATCTACTGAAAAGAATTTTGATATTTTTTTTATATTTGTTTCCATATAATTAATAAATATTTGTTTTATTAATTAATAGTTATTAATTTTGTTTTTATTATTTATAGTTAAAAATGAATATAATAAAATTAAATTTATTTGATAATTTTATCTTCTTAAAAGATGATAATTTTTTCTATTATAGAGAGTTTATAGATTATTTTAATATTGATAATTCTTTATATACTAAGTTAGTTTTAGAATTTGAATCATATTATAGGTCAATTTTAAAAAATACTATAGAATTATGAACGAAATAAATGAAAAAATAGATTTTGATAATTTTCTATTTTTAGAATGTGATTATATTTCTTTCTATATAGAATTTATCGAAAAATTTGATAAAAAATTAAATATAAATTTTTATCAAATAATTTTTGAGTATTTTGAATCTGAATATCACAATGTAAATTTATCATTTAATATCAAATAACTTATATGAATAAAATAGATGAAAATATAGATTTTAATAATTTTATTTTTTTAAAAAGTGATATAATTTATTATTATAAAAGTGTTAATAATGCTTTTAATAATAGATTAGTAAGATCTTTACATGAAGATATTTGTGATAAATTTGAAGATGAATATCGTAAATTA